TGTAACGATTACGGGTCAAGACGTAATTAAATCTACTGCTAAGGTGGTAAATAAGCATTACGAGAAGTTATTGGGTATGGAAGGGGACCATGTAACATATATTGATACTGATTCCATCTATGCATCTGCAACGCCCATCATGCCCAATGGTTGTGATTGCAAGCAGTTTACGATTGATAAGGCTCGGGAAATGGAAGCTACATTAAATCGTTTTTATGATACATTTGCTAAGAAAGCATTTAACTGTGATAATCACAAATTATTCATTAAGGGTGAATCAGTTGCCTCGACCGGCTTCTGGGTATCCAAGAAACGATATGCTCTTGATAAGGTGTATGATTTGGAAACAAACCAAGACGTAAATAAAATGGTGGTGAAAGGGTTGGACGTAGTACGTTCCAGTTTTCCTAAAGTGTTCCGTGAATTCATGACGCAACTTCTAAAGGATATTCTTAAAAAAGTTTCCAAAGATATTATTGATAACAGAGTATTGGAATTGAAACAATCTTTGGAGACGGTTAATTACTTGGAAGTTGCAAGAAATACTTCGGCAAACAACATATCGGAATATGATTCGGAGCCCACGAATGCATTAAATAAGTTTAGGAAAGGAACACCTGCGCACATTAAGGCGGCAATCGTATACAATAGATTATTAAAGTATTATGGTATTCATACACAGTATGAAAAGATTTCTGATGGGGAAAAAATCAAATATGTATATCTGAAAAATAATCCATTACAAATCGATGCGGTTGCTGTTAAGGGATATCATGACCCGAAAGAAATTATTGACTTAGTTGATAAATTCATGGATACTGATGCCCTATTCGATAATGAATTAAAAAATAAATTAGAAGATTTTTATACCGCATTAAATTGGGGGAACATACCCACGGAGGTAAATCAAAATGCGAGTGATTTCTTCGCATTCTAACCTTGACATTCTAGGTCATATTCAGTATATTACAGTGTAACCCTTTCAAGGATAATATTATATGGTTATTATCAAAACCAGTGATTGGCTGATTGGTGAAAATAAGTCCGGCGGAAAAAAGTTCTGGCGATTGCACATTCTTCTGGACGGCGACCAGTACTTCACACAGACTGAATGGTATCAAATCAGTAAGACAGGTAAGGAAACTAAGCGCCAGTTTTCGGAACCTTACTACGCTACACCTACTAATGAGGGTCGTGCAAACGCTCGTGATAGTAAGGAACAGGCTGAGTTTGAGTTTGATGCTATTATCAAGAAGCAACGAGACAGAGGATTCGGATATGACGGGGAAACTCGTCAGATGTATCCCATGCCGATGCTAGCACACAAGTTCTCTGACCATAAGGGTAAGATGGATTTTCCTGTATTCGTGCAACCCAAACTGAATGGCATGCGTATGCTGTTTGATGGATTTGAGGGATGGAGTCGGGGTAATAAGCAGGTGATTCCCGATGTAATTAAGCACCTCGCGTTCGATACGGCGGGATTTATTTTGGATGGTGAACTCATGCTACCGGGTAATCAACTCCTACAGGAAAGTATGAAGGCAATCAAGAAGTATCGTCCAGAACTGTCTTCTAAGTTGCTCTATCATGTGTATGATATTGTAGATGCCGATTTGCCGTATGTAGAACGGTATCGAATTATCGAAGATATTTGTCGGAATGCGCCGGAGAATATCAAGATTGTTAATACGGTACGAGCAGACGATGAATCACAAGTAATGCATCTTCACCGATTGTTTGTGAGTGATGGGTTTGAGGGAACAATGGTTCGTGACCCCGCATCTTTCTATGAAATCGGTAAACGTTCGTATTCACTTTTGAAACTCAAGGATTTTGTTGATGCAGAATATCGTATTGTTAATGTTGTTGACGGCGACGGTTCTGATACCGGCCTCGCAATTTTTGAATTGGAGACTGATTCTGGTGCACGGTTTAATTGTCGCCCGGAGGGTTCGCAGGAGAATCGTGCTGAACTCTATAAGAACCGTAAGGAACTGGTCGGCAAGTTTCTCACTGTACGATTCTTTGAGCTGAGTAAGGATGGTATTCCAATTTTCCCTGTGGGTGTGAGTATCCGAGAATACGGAGAGTTTTAATGTTAATGGTGCGGCAAATTCCCAAGAATGAGGCAGTAGACTTTATTCACCGCTATCATTATAGTAAAATTCTCCCGCGACTCACTAAATATTATTTAGGGTATTTTGAAAATGATATACTGGTGGGCGTGGTAACACTTGGGTGGGGAACTCAGCCACTACAGACAATCAAAAAAATTCTATACAAGCATGACGTAATTACTACCGATTATTACGAAATTGGTAAGATGTGTTTCTTACCAGAAAAGAACAAAAGTAATTTCGGTTCGTTTGCAATGAAACTGTTGATTGATTGGGCTAAACAGAATACGACTGTCAAGTTTATTTATACGATGGCAGATGGTATTATGGGCAAATGTGGGTTCGTATATCAGGCAGCAAACTTTCGATATCTTGGAAGTTTTAAAACCGATGTCTATATGGATAGGATTACGGGTGAAAAAATGCACCCTAGAAGTATTAAACCACTACATATAGAAAATGCCAAAATGATTGGAAAGGACAAGGTTTTTTGGCTGACACCAGACTTCTGTGAAGTTAAAGGAATTGATAGAATTAGAGGTCTGATGTTTCGATATATGTATCCACTGGATAAGAAGGCACGTAAGATGTTGGACAGTTATCCAGAATATGTAAACAAACCGAATCCAAAAGAAAAAGATTTGGTATTTGAAAAACGTGTACTGACGGGTAAATATGAAGTCATTCCACAACCAAATTTTAATATGAACGTGTTCACCCACAATTATCAAAAGTATAAGGTAAATAAAGTGGCAGAAGAATTTTTTAGTATTTCATGATAAGTGTGGCAGTGCGGACTGTCGGGAAGTCGGTAGTAAATTGGGTTCGCTACTCGTTATAACTTTTACTACGCTAGGCCAAGGAATGAGGTTCGAATCCTCCACTGCCTCTTTGGAGAATTATATGATTAAACTGATGTTATTGTTACAATTAACTGGAACACAACCAAAAGTTGTAGAACAGTTATTACCACAACGAAGAGTACAAATACGAGATACAAGTAGAAACTATATTATTATTCATAATGATGGTGGCTCTGGTGGATACAATTCGGCTCGTGCAACATTAATTAAACGTCGATTAAGTTATCATTACTATGTAAAACGTGATGGGACGATAATGAAACTGTTAGACCCGAAATATGTAGCATCTCATGTTGGATACTCTGTATGGAAAGGGCTGTTTAGAATCAATAAATACAGTATTGGTATTTGTTTAGAAAATGGTATAACAAAACCATATACACAGTTACAATATCAAAGTACTGCATGGCTCATAAAGCAACTAAGAACACGATATAAAGATACAACAACGTATACTGTCGTAGGACATTCAGATGTTGCTTTACCATTAGGACGTAAAGATGACCCTGGACGTAACTTTGATTGGAAAGAATTATCAATCTTATTGAATTCACAGGAGATGTAGTATGGGAATGTTTGATGAAATTCGGGTGCAGCAGATACTGCCCGGTGAATACGAAATTACCGATACGTGGTATCAGACGAAATCGTTAGATTGTGCATTATATAAGTATGTAATAACTGCTAATGGTGAATTATATAGGGAAGATTGGGACCATGAATGGGTGGACGATTTAAATTCTCTTTTAAAGGGATATATTAAAAAAGTTGATGGAACATATCGTCGTGAATACTTGACAGACTTTCATGGGGATATTATATTTTATACAAGTAAACCGATGGATGGAAATCGTATGTGGCGCGATTACCATGCACGATTTACAGACGGTAAGTTATCAAGAATTTGGTTTGAAGATAAACAATATTAAATAACAAAGGAACGGTTATGCAAAAGACAAAGTTTGAAAAGTTTATTAGTAAGTACAATCTTGGTGGGTCATGTGAAAGTGTAGTGTTCAAGTCAAACGGAACGGACCTGTCGGTCAGAGCAATTTCGGATGATAAGAATGTATTGGGTGAAGTTGTATTTAAGAATGCTACTTTCCCTGAAGGTGACTTTGGTGTATATGAAACAAAGAAACTGCGTTCAATTCTAAGTGTTCTTGATGAAAATTTGGAAATCAAAACCAGTTCGGCTAACGAGAAAATCACGGGTCTGAATATCACGGATGGTGCTACGAAGGCAACGTTCGTTCTTGCGGATATCTCCGTGGTTCCAGCTGTACCAGAACTGAAGAAGCTTCCGCCCATGGACTTTACCATTACATTGGACGAGAAGTTTGTTAACACCTTTATCAGAGCAAAAGGTGCATTGAGTGAAGTGGATACGTTTACGGTGATTAGCGAAGGAAAGGATACCACTGCAACGGTGGTGATTGGACACTCCAATCTCAATACCAATCGCATTGCAATTAACGCCACTACTGACAAGACGGTTGAACTTACTCCGATTAATTTTTCTGCGAAGTATTTCAAGGAAATTCTTGTAGCAAATAAAGATGCTACAAATGGAACTCTTGAAGTTTCTTCAAAGGGATTGGCACGTGCTACCTTTGAAGTCGATAATATTTCAACTGTATACTATCTCGTCCAAGAGAAGTAATTTATGACTGTGGAAGTTGTAAAGATACATACGAGTAACAAAGAAAAATTAGAACACATACTGAATACAACGGTAATCCCAGGCGACTTCTGGGATTACACGTTGTCGTATGAATATGATTTCAAAAATCATGATTTCTATGATTTAGATAATGAACATTATTTTAACCTACCAGAGTTTGTTTGGTCGCCGTATTTAAAAGAACGACATTTAATGGTGGTCACTGTAAAAAGTCAACAAGAAAAAGATATTCTTTTTAATGCGCTAGGTATCAAAGAAAACAAAACTGGATATGTTCATTTTGAATTGGAAGACAATCCATTCAAGGATTATGAGTATGAATACACGCATAAGATTCATCCGAAATATCCAATTTATGTTATTACGAAGGGTCGTTGGGAACGCACACTTACAATTGATACGTTAGAGGAAATGGGTATTGATTTTAATATTTGCGTGGAACCCGACGAATACGATAGTTATGCGGCTAATGTGGATGTAAATAAAATTATCAAACTCCCAGAGAATTTTAGTAAACAAAAACGGGGAAGTATTCCGGTGCGTAACTTTGTCTGGCAGCACTCCGTTGACCACGGACATAAGAAGCATTGGGTAATTGATGACAATATTCTTGGCTTCTTCCGATGGAATCACAATATGAAAAAGCGTATTCGTGATGGTGTGTTCTTTAGAATCATGGAAGATTTCAGTGACCGATATGAAAATCTAGGATTGGTAGGGTGTCAGTATGCATCGTTCGTACCTGCAACTGAGCCTGGTCGAGGCCAATTTATTAAGAATACTCGTGTCTATAGTTGTATTCTAATTAATACGGAACTATTAGACCAACGGTTAGATGAACGGTGGCGTGGTACGTATAACGAAGATACGGACTTATCTTTACGTGTATTGTCAACGGGTGATTTGTGTACGGTGAACTTCAATAGTCTTCTCAGTGGTAAACAAACTACGGGAACTATGCGAGGTGGTAACACAGACACGATTTATGAAGGCGGCACGAATTCTGGTTATCAAAAAAAGTTTGATGAGTTAAAAAAGAATTGGGGTAAGATTGTTAAACTTACAAATGAAATGCATGTGGATGGCCGTCCGCACCACTACATTCCATACACCAGATTGTTTAAACAGGATTTGGTATTAAAACCTGGCATTGAGAAAACTCCAACCATTAATGAATATAATATGACATTCGTTAAGAGGTAATACTATGGTAGACATATACTCTTTTACCGACACGGGGAAACCATTTGATTTAATCGATTTAAATGAAATGGTATATAATTTTATGGACGCAGGGAAACCTTTAGCATCTAAAAACAAATATACTATCTATGTTCCGTCTAAAGGTAGACCATCAACCACAACTGCCACGGTGTTGAGTAAAATTGGTTTGGATTATAAATTGGTTATAGAACCACAAGATTACGATAGTTACTGCAAAGTACATTCCCCCGATAAAATAGTAGTATTGGATAAAAATGACGGGGGATTACGATATGCACGTAAGTTTATAAAACGATATTCCAGAGCCGCTGGTGAAGAAAAGCATTGGGAACTGGACGATGATGTAGAAAAATTTTTCATTAGACCCAAAGGTTCAACAAAAAATGTAGTAGCGGACCCATTGCTGTGTATGTCTATCGTAGAGTATTGTATGGACATGTTTTCTAATGTCGCACTCAGTGGAATATGTAGTTATGCATATGCATTTTCAAAAAACTATGCAGTACAAAAAAATAGACACGTATACCAATGTGTACTATTTGATAATTCCGTGAGTGTTGAAGATGACTGTGCATGTGCTATTGAAGATTGGGACCATACGTTGCGTGTATTGGAGGCAGGATATTGTACATTAGCCTTTCATCATATTATGCAACAATGTACGCCTACAATGAAACTTCCTGGTGGCGCTACTACCACCGTATACGCCGGTGACAATCGTAAATTGGCATACGAAGCATTTAGTAAACTTTGGCCGGGACGATTTGCAGTAAAGGAATACCCCGATTCCATAAAAAGATGGAGACTGCAACATGTACGTAAATTTTTCAATGATTACAAACAAACTCCAATTTTGAAAACATAATATGTATCAATCATACTTTGACAAATTCCTGAACATGACACCTTACCTAGAAATAGGTGAGGAGGAATGGGAACATATTAAACAAACGTTTTCCGTAGAAGATGTTAAAGAAAGTATGGCTACCATCTGCATGACGTATCCTATTCCATATAATGATTTAACGGAAGAAGACGCATATAAAAGTTATATGGATTTGAAGGGAATTCGATGGAATGAGTTGTTGAAGGATGGCGAATGGTTCTATCGTTCCACGAATTCCAGATATGATTTGAGCACGCAATACTTTTCAAAAACGAATGTGGGAAGTGTTGCATCTAATTATTTTCAGCAAGAGAATCGGTGGGAGGCAAACTCTAACAGAAGTCCTGGGCCAGCAAAGACGTGGCGTACGAAGAAGAACATGATTACCCTTATGGGGTCGTTGTTCACATTGAAGGTGGCTCGTATTGATAAAGGAACGTTACGTGGCTGCCTCCACCTCAGAAAATATACGTGCTCGCAATTCAGACCGAGTGTGGCAAAGGCACTGTATGATAAGTTTGAGGCGAAGACTGTATTAGATTTTTCTATGGGATGGGGTGACAGACTTGCAGCCTTCTATGCGGGGAACACGACGGAGCATTATGTCGGATTAGACCCGAAGACAGATAATCATCAATTGTATAATAAACAACGAGACTTTTATAATAAACATACCAGTTTCTTTGAAAACAATAAACGGAGTGATTTTTATGCAATTCCTGCGGAAGAATTCGATTTCAATAAATATGATAATTATTTCGATGTGGTATTTACTTCACCACCATATTATAATGTAGAACATTATAGTCAGGATGATACCCAAAGTTTTAAACGATATAAAACAATTAGTGATTGGAACACAAATTTTTTACACAACGTATTGACTAATCTATACCAATCAGTTAGACTACAAGGAGTGGTCGCAATTAATATTGCGGATGTATTCTCCACATCGGATGGTGGAATGAAACGGTGGTTAGAAATTACGAATCCTATGAATGACCATTTAAAATCATTGGGTATGGAATATATGGGTGCTATTGGTATGGAAATGTCGAAACGACCCAACAGTGCTGGAGCAGGTATGGTATTTCAAGGAAGTGCTCCAAATGAATGGACGGATGATACAATGAACCGTGCAGATAATTCAATAAATAAAACGTTCTGTGAACCAATTTGGTTATGGAGAAAGGTATGAGTGAAAATAGTTTGTGGGTAGAACGTTATAGGCCGGATACACTTGAAGGTTATGTAGGGAATGATATCCTTCGTTCCAAGCTGGAACAGTATATCACAACACAAGATATTCCACATATTTTGTTTTATGGTACTGCGGGAACTGGAAAGACGACTGCAGCAAAGATTCTCATCAAGAATATTGATTGTGATTATATGTTCATTAATGCATCCGATGAACGTGGTATTGATACAATGCGTGAGAAGGTGAAGGGTTTTGCCTCCACAACGGGTTTCAAATCATTGAAGATTGTTGTATTGGACGAGATGGATGCAGTGACACCCGATGGTCAACGTGCCCTCCGCAACATGATGGAAGCTTACTCAGACACCACTCGGTTCATTCTTACTGCTAATTATATTGAACGAATCATCGAACCATTGGTGAGTAGAACGCAGGTGTATAAACTTACACCACCGTCGAAGAAGGAAGCCGCCAAACGAATGGCGGATATCCTAAAGAACGAGGGCGTGGAATATGATACGAAGACGATTGCACAAATCGTAAACGCGTACTATCCAGATATTCGTAAGATTATTAATACTTCTCAGTTACAGACTCGTGATAAGAAACTCCATATCAGTGTTGAAGAACTGATTGGTCAAGATGTAAAACTACAAGTTATTGATGTACTTACCGGCAACCTTCCATTGAAGGATAAGATAACTGGTATACGTAAAATTGTAGCAGATGCACAGATACAAGATTTCACTGAATTATATCAGACGTTGTATCAAAACGTTGAAATATATGCACCAACAAAAATACCTCAAGCAGTTGTTGCAATTGACGACGGGCAGTTTCGTGATGGACAGGTGCCGGATAAAGAAATTACTTTTATGGCAACATTATATAGAATATTAACAAACTAATAAGGAGTACGTTATGAAAAATCAGCAACCACCTGTTAATTTAGATCTTAGCAATGCACAAGATGTTGTGTGCGATAATTGTGGTAATTATACGTTTACTGAAGTTGTATTGATGAAGCGTATTTCTGCACTCGTTTCGCCAACCGGTAAGGAAGCTATTGTTCCTATTCCAACCTTTTCGTGTAATGCGTGTGGATTTATCAACAAACAGTTTTTACCAGTAAAAATTTCGGATAGCGAAGAAGCGCCGCGAGATACTACCTCTCGTATCAAGTTAGAGAAGTAAGATGTTAGCCAATAATATGCAGGACATCCAAGGATATATCATGCAAGATTATCGTCCCAGTACATTGTCCGATAATGGTGTGTTTTATTTCTCAAACGAATTTTCGACATCAACTACGAAAGAAGTAATTACGTGGATTCTGGATAGTAATTTGTCCCAGACGAATAAGTTTGAACAGTTGACGTTGATGATTACTAGTTACGGCGGCGACCTCATGGCTGCATTTGCTCTTATTGATGTGATGCGAGGAAGTGCCATTCCTGTACATACGATTGGGTTGGGTGTGATTGCCAGTGCGGGACTCATGACGTTTATTGCCGGTGAGAAGGGCCATCGACTCATTACACCAAATACGAGTATTTTGTCCCATCAGTGGTCAGCCGGTGCCTTTGGTAAGGAGCATGAACTTCTTGCAACGGGTCGTCAGTTTGACTTGACAACCAAACGTATGATTGCTCATTATAAGAAGTGTACGGGATTGGATGAACAAACGATTCGTGAAAAGTTACTTCCACCACAAGACGTTTGGCTGTCTGCTCAAGAAGCAAAGAAATATAATCTTACTGATTCCGTAAAGGAACTACGATAATACTATGAAAAAGACTAACGGAAACCAAGGAAAAGAACTGTTCGATTTTATTGCCGGTATCACCGAAAATCAAACAACAGAATTTTTTGATTCATTAACCGAAAGTGAACGAAAGAAATATAAGGCTTCTCGGTATATGATTCACAGGTTTCTGTCTATGAATAGTAATTACTTACCGGTCGTGGATGAACTACAAAAGTATACAGGGATTCCCGACCGGTGTCATTACTTGTTTCTTACGAACATACTTCCTCGTGGTAGACAGTTCAATAAATATATTAAAGGCAATAAAGAAGGAAAATATGAAAAGTGGTTGGTGGACTTAGTTGCTAAACACTTCCATGTATCCACTGTGGAAGCAATACAATACATCGAAATATATTATTTGCATGATAAGTCTGGTTTGCGGGAACTGTGTGAGAAATATGGAATTGACAGTAAAACTTTAAAGAAGGTAAAACTATGACAGAAGAAGAATTACGAGAAATTGAAATTAATTGCAACCGTGAGGACATTCCTCGTCTAGTGAAACGTATTAGACACTTACAGGTAGTTATTGAACTGTGTCAGGAGATTCTTAAATGAAATGGGAACAATATTTTCGTTCGATAGCAAACCAAGTGAAGATGAAGTCTAAGGACGAGAACACGCAAATTGGTGCAGTAATCGTAGGGTCAGATAATGAAATTGTATCCACTGGATATAATTCATTTCCTCGTGGAATTGACGACAACGTAGACAGTCGGCAAGAACGTCCTGAGAAGTATTTCTGGTTTGAACACGCGGAACGTAATGCATTATACAATGCCGCACGAATTGGTGTAAGTACAAAGGGATGTACTATGTATTTAACCTGTGGTATTCCGTGCGCCGACTGTGCCCGGGGAATTATTAACTCTGGTATTTCCAAAATTGTCTGCGAGAACCATCTAACGTTTGGAGAAAGTACGCAGAAGTGGTATGAACACGCCAAACGTAGTCTGATTATGTTTGAAGAAGCTGGGGTTGAGGTGGCGTATTATGAATGGTAAAGGCGATACTCCACGACCGTTTAGCGTAGACCAAGAAACATATAAAAATAACTGGGAACGTATCTTCAATAAAGATATGTGTGAGTATAGTGGATTACCGAATACTTCTAGTTATGATGAGCCTGACAAGGAATATGCGGAATTACTTGCATCTGGAATGTTTTGGGAATTATTTCCTGGCTTAACTGGAGTTTGGTCGGAAGATAAAATTCGGTGGGAAGCTATTCTATTAATGCGTAACATGCGTGAGAAGTAATATGATTACCGGAAAGGAAATCAAAAAAACTTCTAAAGGAAACACGTATGTTATTTATCAAGACTCCCCCTCAACATTTCATGTGAGTGTGAGTATCGGAAACTTTGTCAGTTATGATTTTATAGAAGCGCCATCAAGTGTCCATGCATTACACGAACACATTGAGGCGTTAGAATCGGAATTGGAAATGAAAATTAATACGAACCCGATACAAAATAACACATAACAGAACCACCGCCCGTTTCGTTTAACGATGACATCGGAACTACATTAACTAAGTTCCAACTGCCACTTGGCGCACCAGTAAGAGAATGGGAAACGTTTGAACCGATTTGATTTAACCATGCACCGTTCATTGAACCGGATGGCATTGCAGCAATATAATATCTAAAAGGCATACGTGTACTCTATAAAAGTTAATAGACTTCAGACCATAACATAGAACCGCCGACATTGGTTGTATTGGCAGTCATATTTTTGGCAACTAAGACATAGATCTCACTGTCGTTACTGTCAAAGTTCTGTGCAATAAAGTTTTGTTTATTGGTAACACCCGCATGAGATTGTACCAGTGGGTTGGCTTGATTGATATTCAGGGAGTTTGCTCCGACGAATCCCGACAGTAAAATTTTTCCGTTCGTATATCCCGTGGCAGATGTATTATATTCTACCACCGATTGGTTATCTACGGATTCCCATGCACTTGCCGTAGTTAACATGGAACCACTGTTTAACTTGGTAAGTACATATCTAACAGATTGTTGGTCAGTAAATACGGACGAATCGTTAATACGAACATATGCACGATTGGGTAAACCGCCCACAGAATTCTTTAAACGAATTGCTAACACGGGAAGTGTTGACCCACTACCCAACGTTCGGAACGATGGATTGGCAAACGAGAATGCTCGACCTGCTTCTACATATCCCCCTTCACTTGCCACCGTAGAACAGATTTGTTCCATGTATGATGCAGTAGTGACTGAGTTTCTAATCTCACATCGCATCGGAAGATTGGGGTTTTGCATGTAGGCAACATCTAAAATATTACTATGGTCAAACACATGGGTAATAACCGTAACACCACTGTGTACGAATCCGCATCGAACACGACCAACCGCTAACCATTGGAAGTCTATATAGAATAATTGGGTTTTCGTTACATCCAACGTGAAATCGCCTTCTAATAAGGTATTCACATTCCAGTTTTCTTGTTTGACACGTTGTTCTGTAACCGACCCTGTACCACTGGTGGCAGAACGAATTACGATTTGTAAACTTCCCGTCGCATCTTGTTCTAAGAAGATACCATTGAGGTCATCAAAGTACCCTGTCCGTTTTATAGACCCACTGACCGGTGTACCAAATATGAAACTGGAAAGAATTGTTTGACTCTTTCCTGGCATATAATGATGATACATTTTGGTTTGGTGAATTGCATAACTCGTACTACTCGTTGCTGCAAGGATTACTGATGCACGATTTATGTTACCGGTAATACTACCATCCCCATTTACTTTATTGATAAACGCATCATCAATCGTACTGGGTTTATAATCACCTAATGTAAATGGTTCGGACATACGAACTCTTCCAAACGCATCAACTGCAGCATTAAGCGACCCACTGGCAACGGAGCCGCCCGTTGAGGTCTTCATAAAGGCATGTTGATTATATATATGTAATAATTCCCATCCTTCTTTACCGATTGTATTTAAAAATGTTTCGGCCTCCGGCGTATTCCAGTCGGGTATTTTAATAATTTTATGTTGTGACATATATTTCTCGGTAATGAATCTTTATATAAGTATCATTACCACTTGACAATATCAAGATTATTGTGTATATATAATACATCATCTCTCGGAGACGTTTATGAAAAAGGATGTAGAATTCGTACCAGGCTGTTTCTACTTAAAAGGTTATAATAGAGAGCAAGCCCTACGGTCTGTAGGTCATGGCTGGGCACGATTGATTCATAAAGTATTTGATAAATTGGAAGAGTATCCTAATATTATTATTGATACGGTGAAAGAGAAATGGGGTGGACTGCGTATTTATACCGCACCCATGCATGAAGATTTTGATAGGTTTGTTATTAGTGTCGAACTAGAAAGTTTCAAGATTTGCGAAGAATGCGGTAGACCGGGCAACCTTCGTTCCCGACATGAAGTTCTTCCAGACTACAAAACACTATGCGATTTCCATGCTGATGGCTTACCAATTATTACTCCGTGAGGAAATATGGGCGAGATTAATTTTACCTTTACAGGTAAGATGAGTATATTGATTGAAGTGGAAGAACATGGGCCAATCGTATACAATGTGAATGACTTGCAGGTAGTAAAAGATGTTGTGGGAATTATACTGGATGCAGTAAATGATACTACGCCCGTGAGTTCTTATAATAAGAAAGAACAAGCTAAATTTACCAAGATACTGGATGGGTTTACGTGAGCAAAAGAATTAGTTATAGTCAATATTCAATGTGGGAAAACTGTGCACATGCATGGAAACTAAAATATGTGGACGGCCACAAACTGGATGATACGTCTATTCATACCATTTTTGGTACGAGTATGCACGAAGCTATCCAAGAGTGGCTGGACGTTCTATATAATAAAAGTGAAACGATGGCAAAGACGATGTACCTTCACGACGGATTCAAAGAAAAGCTTTTGAATCTTTTTAAAGAAAATACCGTCGTGAATGAATCGGGTGAGAAAATCTTTCTTGCCGATAAGAAAACACTCATGGAGTTTTACGAACATGGGTGTGGAATCCTTACATATATCCAGAATAATTATAAGAAAATATTCCCAACAGAAAATACCAGACTGTTTGGAATTGAATATGAATTAAATGCAGAAGTACGTCCGGGCGTCAATTACGTCGGGTATATTGACATCGTGACTCATAATACGGCAACCAATCAATACGTTCTGTATGATTTGAAAACGTCACGTTCGGGGTGGACGGATGCGCAGAAGAAAGACCCGACGAAGGTTGGACAGTTGTTGCTGTATAAGAGATTCTTTTCTCAGCAACTAGGAATTGATGAGAAGAATATTAAGGTTGAATTTGTTATTTTGAAACGCACAATTTTTGAGAATGCACAATTCACTATTCCACGGGTAAGTAAGTTCGAACCATCGAATGGTACTCCAAGTGTGAATAAGAGTTGGGACCGTTTTCAAAAATTTGTGAGTACCGCCTTTAATTCCGAAGGTGAGTATGTCCACGAACAAGGTGCATCACCCAGTAAAGAGGCGTGTCGTTGGTGTAGTTTCCGAGATAAGCCCGACCTTTGTTCGTTTGTAGTAAAGTAAGACTATTTATATTAAATTAACTAGGAGAGGTTCCATGAAGAAAGTTTTGTTGGTTTTGG